GTTGCTTACTCCTACTGATGTGAATCAGTTCGAAGCAGGTGAAATGAAGGGTGATATGGGTCGTAAGCCCAAAGCACTTACATCACTTGTCCGCAACTGTGTCAATATGTTTGGATCTTACAATGTTGGGTTAGTTTGCACTAATCACACATACGCAAGCCAAGACATGTTTGACCCCGACGATAAAATCAGTGGTGGACAGGGCTTTGTTTACGCATCGTCTATTGTTGTAGCTATGAAGAAACTCAAGCTCAAGATTGATGAAGATGGCAACAAAGTAACTGATGTGCTTGGTATTCGCGCAGCATGTAAGATTATGAAGACACGTTACGCAAAACCGTTCGAGTCAGTTCAAGTTCAGATTCCATACGCAACGGGAATGGCTCCTACTTCGGGGCTAGTTGACATGTTTGAGAAGATGAATATTCTAACAAAGAGCGGAAATAAGCTACAATACATAAGTAAGAAGACTGGAGAAATCACTTCTGAGTTCCGCAAGAATTGGACTGAAGATAAGCTAATGTCTATCATGTTGGAGTGGGACGAAACTACAATTACTCCCGCAGGAGCCCCAGTTGAAGACTCTGAGGAAGCATAATGGAAGAACAATTAATTATTGATGTATGGGATACTTTTAAGGATTACATCCCTGAAAAGAATCGCGAGACTGCCGCAAATCATTTTATTGATTTTTTGACAGGCATTGATGTAGAAATCGAAACGTTCGAAAGTCTAATGGGCTATGATCCCCATCTTGATTCTGCTATTGAATTAGTATTAGAAGAATTTAAAGATGGTGATGATGACTATGAAGATACTGAGGACGAGGAAGACGAGGATTCCTAATGCATTGGTACAGCAAAGTAAGCAAAGATATTGCTCACTTGCCCGGCTGTATCGATCACTATTACCTTGAACTAGAATCAGCGAGAGGCGAGGTTAAAATCTATGGCAACATAGAAAAAGCCTCTGCCGCTCTACCTGGTATTGTTGCACAACGATTTAATCAACTTCAAGAAATTGAAGGTATTTTAGAGTATCTCAACATTGAACTACGTCGCCTACGTTCTAAAACATTTAAAAAGTATTTAGAAAATTATCAACGTGCTCTCAGCAGCAGGGACGTTGAAAAATATGTAGACGGTGAAGCCGATGTTGTTGATATGGAAAAGATTATCAATGAGTTTGCACTACTGCGTAATCAATGGCTGGGCATTGTCAAGGGATTAGACATCAAACAGTGGCAGTTAAGCAATGTCATAAAATTAAGAACAGCAGGATTAGAGGACGTATCACTATAACAAAAAGGACTTGAGTCCTTTTTTGTTTTGTAGTATAATATTAATATGTATATCGAAGACATTCTAACAATGTTGGTTCTTAGAACTAAGATGAATCCGTATGATTCAACTATGCTCTATAGCTTCTACGACCAAATATCCAAAGGATCGGGCTTCACTGAAAAGCAATCTTTTGTTATTCTCAAAGTCTTAAAAAAGCAAATGGTTAAACTCAATTTGCTTGCTGGAAAAGATCTAACGCAATATATTGATAATCCGCAATTTAAATTAGGGATTCGAACAATTAACAATGTTAAACGAATTTCGATTGTTCCTCACGCAGATTTCAATAAAGTAATTAAATTAGAATTCCCGTATAATGAAAAACTAGTAAATTCTATACGGCAAGAAAAATTAAAGTTGAATTTCGCTTTGTGGAATCCCGAAGAAAAAGCGTGGCTCTTTTCTTTAGACGAACCGTCTATACAATTTATTGCTCCGTTAGTTGCATCTGACAATTTTCAAGCAGACGAAGAATTTGAAGAGTATGCTAATCAGCTGGCTGAAATAACTACAAATCTTGAAAAATATGTGCCGATGGTGACATATGAAAACGGCGTTCCTGCATACAGCAATGTGTCCCATCGTGTTCCACCTTTGACTACTTCCAATCTTATAGAAGCATTGTTTGAAGCAAGAAAAGTAGGCATTACTACATGGGACGATGCCGCTAATGAAGAACTAGAGCGCACTGCTGATCCTGTCGTTATAGACTTTTTAAAGAAGGATTTTGATTCGTCGTTTGCTCTTGATTTAGAAAAATACTCTTTACATTCTCTACAAGATGTTGTAAAATGTTTATATCCGTGCATAGTTGTGATCCCTGGCGGAACTGAATTAGAAAAGCTAAAGTCGAGTATTGATTTTTTAAAGGATATAGGAATATCCGAGAGTGAGATGAGTGTAATGTTTAGGTTAGCCAAGGACAAGGGCGATGCATTTAATAAGTTTGTTAAAGACGAGAAACTAAATTCTCCTATTACAGAACTTACTAAAGCTGTATTTGTAAGCGGCAAGATACCTAAGGTAGTGATAGAATCTAAGAAGCATTTTAATTGTGTATTGAATTTTAATTTCTACAACATTCATCATACGGTTCGAGAATACATAAAGTGGCATCAGAATGTCATTCATGTACAAGGAAAAACGCAACAAAGGACAATTGAGTTTGGCAACCTGTAAAGTTATTATTAAAGATGAAGTGAATGTTAAGATTGAGCATCTCGATCTTGACACTCGCAAAGCACTGGTTAAGAAATTCAAATATGAAGATCCCACTGCACGATTCCGACCGTCCTACAAGCTAGGTCGATGGGATGGCGCTATTAGCTTCTTTGGACTTGGGGGCACTACCTACCTGTCTATGCTCGGACCAGTATTAGAATACTTAGAGAGCAAGAATTATTATATCGAAGTAGAGGACCTACGCACAAGCCCTCCGTTAGAGTTTCCGGAAATCGCAGAGGACTATTGGGGTGAACTATGTTGGCCCAAGGGACACCTTATGGAAGGGCAACCTATCAGAATGCGTGACTATCAGGTCGAAGTAGTTAACAACTTTCTGAAGAATCCACAATGTCTACAAGAAGTCGCCACCGGTGCAGGAAAGACTATCATTACTGCTACGCTAGCAAAAGTATGTGAAAAGTATGGACGCACGATTGTTATTGTACCCAACAAAAGTTTAGTTGAACAGACAGAAGAAGACTTTGTAAACTGCCAATTAGATGTTGGTGTGTATTACGGTGATAGGAAAAATCTAGGTAAGACACATACTATTTGCACATGGCAAAGTCTCAACATACTAGATAAAAAATCACAAGATAACGACGCAATATTATCATTAGCTGAGTTTCTTGATGGCGTTAGTACCGTTATTGTCGACGAAGTACACATGGCAAAAGCTGAAGTGCTAAAGAAATTATTGACACAGAATTTGTCAAGTGCGGCTATTCGTTGGGGATTAACCGGAACGGTTCCTAAAGATGATATCGGATTGCAAAGTCTACGATGCAGCTTGGGGGATGTTATAAATCACATCAGCGCATATGATTTACAGCAAAAAGGCGTACTGAGCAATTGCCATGTGAATGTTGTTCAGACGGCAGAGTGGAAAGAATTTGGAAATTATGCAGAAGAGTTAAAGTATCTAGTTACTGACGAAACTAGGATGACCTACCTAAGCAATATGATAAACGATATATCTAAAACAGGAAATACACTAGTGTTAGTTAATCGCATAGACTCGGGAAAATTTATTGTAGAGCAACTACCCGATGCAGTATTTGTGTCGGGCGAAGTAAAAACTAAAGATCGCAAAGAAGAATACGATGAAATTAAAACGAGCACTAACAAGATTATTGTGGCGACTTACGGTGTGGCCGCTGTGGGTATTAATATTCCTCGCATATTTAATTTGGTTCTTTTGGAACCCGGAAAGAGCTTTGTTAGGGTTATACAGTCTATTGGCCGAGGCATTAGAAAAGCCGAAGACAAAGATTTTGTTCAAATCTGGGACCTAACTGCTGCGTCAAAATACGCAAAGCGACATCTCACCGAACGAAAGAAGTTCTACAAAGATGCCCAATATCCATTCACAATACAGAAAGTAAAATATCAATAATGCAAATTCTCGCAATAAACAACGAAACATTCTACCTCAACGACCTACCAGAGGAAGTTGAAGATGATCTTCGATTTTCTGTCTTTGATAATAGTGATAATCAGAATCCAGACTATTTCTTTATTCCTCTTATCTTTCTGGAAAGTTTTACAGGGCCTGCTGCTGTACTTAAGATCGGTAAACATGAAATTGCAATGCCGTTAGACTGGTGTACAATTGTTGGAGATCCAGAAGGGCCCGATATGGAAGTGTTGCCGTTAACTAGTCTAAATGATAGGGGGTTTAAGACATTCTGTTTTAATCCGTTGTCTAGCTTTCGTCCCGAGTTTCATGAGATTGATATCATTGATATCTACCAAGATGTTAAGTGGTATTTTCCAAAGATGAAACCAGGCCAACTGCTAACTACTCCATTACATGCAGGCTCTAAACCACTATGCGCCTTCTTTGTTAAAGAAGTAAGTCGACAAAGCGAGTTAGTAGATTATACTCGCTGCTGGTGAAATATGGGCTCTCTAACTCCAGGTGCAGCTTACATATATGAACGAGTCGGTGAGACTGTCTACGCAAGAGAAGTTGGCGCCGCCCCTGATTCACGGCAAGAAGTAGGGTGGGATTACGATGATCCACAGTACGGACACA